TGTCCTGCGCTCTTCGCCACATCCGTCGGATGCAGCCTCGAAACCAGGCATCTGGAGGCGCGGTCCGGAGTCGAACCGGACTAACCGGATTTGCAATCCCTCGACAGCCTTACGAATCAACAGCTTGCGAGATAACCGCTTCGACCCAACCGCGCCAGCAGTGGAACAGGGCGTATTCTGCCACAGGTTCAGACGGCCAAAACGAAAGCGCTGCGCAACCGCGCGCGGGGCGTGTACTGTATATTTGCACAGCACATGACCCCCGAAAGCATCTCTTCGCCCGTCAAAGCCACGATCCGCACGCTTTACGCGCACGGCGGCCGGCGGGCATGTACGGGCACGCTTCACGAGTTCAGCGGCGAGATGACCGTGGTTCGGCTGGAGGGCAGGTTCGGCACCACGCCAGCGCTGCACCTCTCGTGCTTTCAGCCGCAGCGCCTGTTTGAGCCGCGCATCGTGGACATGGTTGCGGGCGAGCTGGAGATCCACGGCATGGAGCGCACCGCCGATGGCAGCTGGGTGGCCCAGGCGTGGCGGCTTCGCCTGGGCGACTAACCGCTCCGTCGAATGCGGCAGGCCCGGCAGGCCCGCCGCAGTGCGGTCAGAACAGCCCAGCGGGCTCTGCTATTCGGTCATAGCTGTAGATGATCAGCTCGGTGCGGTCGACCGCCTTTGCACCACCGCCGACCGTGTAGCTTATCGGCACCTCATCCATTTGCAGGCCCGCAAAGCACGCGCGCACATCAGGGTGGTCATTGATACTCAGCACGGCCTTGCCCTTGATGCCGCGCATCAGCTCGGCCATGGCCGTGTATTGGTCCCAGGGGAAATCCACGCCATAGCCCTCGGTCTGCCAGTAAGGTGGGTCCAGGTAGAACAAGGTGTGGGGGCGGTCGTACCGGCGCATGCACTCCTTCCAATCCAGGCGCTCGACGTAGGTGCTGGCCAGGCGCAAGTGCGCCGCGCTCAGTGTCTCTTCCAGCCGGAGCAAATTGATGGGCGGCGCGGTGGTGGCGGTGCCCCAAGTCTGCCCTTGCACCTTGCCACCAAATGCGTGGTGCTGCAGGTAGAAGAACCGTGCAGCACGCTGCACGTCGGTCATGGTCTCAGGCGGAGTGTCCTGCAGCCACTTGAACACATCGCGGCTGCTAAGCGCCCACTTGAACTGCCGGACAAACTCTTCGAGGTGGTGCTTGACCACCCGGTACAGATTGACCAGCTCGCCATTGACATCGTTGATGACTTCCACTTCGGCCGGGGGCCGGAGAAAGTACAAGGCTGCACCGCCTGCAAAAACCTCCACATAGCAGCTGTGCGCTGGAAAGCGCGGGATCAAGATATCTGCCAGGCGGCGTTTGCCGCCCAGCCACGGGATGATTGGGGTTGCCATAAGGGCTCCAGGTAGTCGATTACACTCGCCCCGCCTGTACAGGTGGGCAGGGCCTTGGCTTGACTTACTGGGTACTTCAGTGGGTCAGGTGGCCGTCCGAGTGTTCGTAGCACCCGGGCGGTCGCCTTGTTCTTTTTTTCAGTCGATGCGGGGTGGTGGCCCCTCATCGTTTTGCGGGAAAGCCTCGCGCAGCACACGCGCTTGCAGCTCTTGCTGGTATTCCCGCTGGTCTCGCCGTAGGCGCTCAGTCAACTGTTTGATGGCCTTGCGGCCGGGCGCCGGGCGTGACGCCTGGGCGTGTGCATGCGTGTGCATCACACACCAGGCAGTTTGCCGCCACCGCTGCTCAGCTCCGTCTTGCGTTGGCTGCTGAAGCTGGTGCCCAGCCAGTAGCCGCCCACGATGCTGATCACCAGCAGCACCCCAGTCACGATCTGCACGCGCAGGTTGCCGTCGTACGTTTCTGGGTGTACGAAGAACACATCGATCAGCAGCATGAACGGCATGGCCAGCAGCACCAGGCTGAGCCAGAAGGCCGGGTTGAGCCAGAAGCCAGGTGCGCCCGGCTGCATGTACTGGGCATTGGCAGCGCGTGCGCCTTGGATACCGCCACCCACTTCGTCCAGCTTGTACCAAACGCTCTCGATAGCGGCGCGCACAGCTGCGGCCGCCGTTGGGTCGCCCTGCAGGGTCTCCAGCAGCTCTTGCTCGTTGCGGGCGCCGATGGCTTCCTTGGCAGCAGCCACGACCACTTCAGCGGCCTTGATGTTGCGCTCGGCCGTGTCCGAGCCAGAGCTGAAGATGCGGCCCAGCTTGGGCACCAGGTCAATGAGGGCCGGCAGTACGGCAGCGATGAAGGGGGCCATGGGTTGCTCCTTTGCGTGTGAGGTGGATGCTGCGGCCGAAATGGCCTCTGGTTTCGTGGTGTTGACCTGGTCAACGCGCTCGACTTCGGCATAGCTGCCGCCATGGGCTTCGTACTCCTGCCTGGCGCGGGCCATGGTCACCACCGGCTGGCCGTACGGGCTGCCGGGCAGGCTTGCCCACTCGCGGTTGCACTTGACCACGGCTTGCTCAAAGCGGCCCGCGATCACGTCGTCCAGAGCCCTGCGGCCCTTGATCAGCGCCGTAGCACCCAGGTCCTGATTGGTCGGGCTGAAGTCGGCGAAGCCGTACTGCGCCACCAGGCCGTCCCACGTCCTGGACAGGAACTGGTACGCGCCCGCCGCAGTGCTGGTGATGGGTTTACCGCCCAGCTTGCGCGTGATTGCCCGGCGCGGATGGTCGGCGAAGTCGTCGGCCGTGCCAGGCTGGCCGTCCAGGCCAACCAAGTGGCCACCGCCAAACATCACGCGGTAGCCGTCGTCGCTGCTAGTGCCCTCGCCATGCCGCAGCATGCGCAGGAAGGCGCGCACGTTGGGGTTCTGCAGCGCGTGCAGCAGTTCTATGGGGTCCGACATGCGTTACCTCTCTTTGCAATGAAACTGGGCAGGTGGTCCGCTCGACCAGAAATGTGATGTGACCCACTGCACCTGCAGGATGGCCAGGGCCAGCAGTACGCCGAACCACTCCAGGGGCCAGCCCAGCAGCGGCCAGGGCACGCCGATGGCCGCCACCGTGCCCAGCAGCCAGAACGATGCACGCACGCCGGCGTGGGTTCCGCTGTTGGTCTTGCTCATGCGGCAGAACACGCTGATGAACAGCAGTGCGCAGACCAGCTCATGCGCGATCAGCAGATAGCTCATGGCTTGGCACCTCCCCCAACGCGGTTCAGGATCGCTTGCAGCGCGGCGCCCACGGCCTCGAAAACGGGCCGCCACCCATTGCCGAGCGCGCCGATGGCAAACGCCACCGGGGCAAGCGCCTCGTTCGCCGGGATCTGCCAGCGGCTTTGCAGCACTGCCGACAGGGCCGATGTGAGCGCCACCGCAGTCAATGTGCACCGCAGCAGCAGCCAGGCCCCGGCCGTGCGCGTCATGGTGTCTGCCGCGCTCAGTGGCCATAGCGCACCGGCCAGAGCCGCGAACACAATCAGCGCATACGGGCCTGCCATGGGGCCCAGTAGCGCGATGGACACCGCCGCCAGGCTGATGCCTGATGTAGACGTGGGCTCAGGCATCAAAACGATCCTCCGGGGGCAAAAAAAAGCCGGCAGGTGCCGGCGACTGGTATCCGCTGCGCAGCACCGCTGCCAGCCCGTTCGGCCCGAATCGCCACGGCTCTTTCAGCTTGAGCGCTGCCGCCATGGCCTCGCTGCAAAACCAGCCGCGCTCGCTGTCGGACAACCAGGGCAGCACAAATCGCACATTGCCCATGAGGTCGTACGGCGCGCCCTGGTTGAACTCGAACCAGCTGCGCGCGTAGTCTTCGGCCTGCGCGTTGCCGGGCAAGTCGACCATGTCCCAGTGGTCCGAACCGTAGTCGATCCGCTTGAGCCGCACACCGCCATCGATGTAGCTGGCGCTGCCGCTCATGCCGTCGGCAAACACCAGCTCGCAATGGCTGTACGGCCCGCGGTCGATCAGCCGCACCAGGCGGCTGTAGATGCCCTGCACACCCGGGCGGGTGGCTTTGTAGAAGGCGGCGCGCATGGCTCAGCCGCCCCGGAAGCGTTCGATCTCTTGCACAGGCGCATCCAGGATCTGAAGCGCACGGCCAGCGGCGATCAGGCCAGCGGCCTCCAGCGCCTGCACGCCCGCCCGAAGGTCTGCGCGGTCCAGATCGATGAAGGTCGCCCCCTCTTGGTCTTTGAGGTCCGCGCGCAGCGCTGCGGACTGCTGGCGCTGCGCCAGGCTCGCCGCAGGGTTGTCGAGCGCCGCCATTTCGAGCGTTACCTTTTCGGCCCGTGTGAACCGGTTGCGGAAGGCCAGCTTTGTGATGTGGCGAACGACCACTGCAGTGGGTGCTGATGGCTCCGGAGCCACACGGTATGCGTCAGGCGCAAAGTTCTCGGCCATGAATTCCGGGCTCGCAATGATGGTGTTGACCACCATGCCGCTCTCAATGATTTCGTATTTCATTTCTCCCCCTTATGCCTGCCATTCGATAAAGACGCCGCCAGCGCCGCCGCTGTTTCCCAGCCCACCGCTACCCCCGTTGATCCACCCACCACCGCCACCGCCTCCGAACAAGCCGCCTGGGCCAGCCTGCCCCGAGTTCTGCCCCCCTCCACCGCCGGCAAAGAGCCCTCCGGCAGCGTTGCAGCCACCTCCGCCGCCGGCCTCCCCGGCAATAAAGGTCACGCCGCCGCGACCGAGTGGCTGCAAAAGCCGTCCAGCGCCAAAAGGAATGCCGAAGGTAGGAGCAACGGAGGGGAGGCCAAGCCCATCACTCGAACTAAGCGCGCCGCCACCGTTGGTTCCGATGGATGGGCCGCCAACACCCGCTCCGCCCGTTTGGTTGGGTGTGGCGCTTGAATACCCAACGCCGTACACCCCAACGGCTCCACCGCCGCTCCCTGCGCTGTTGCCAGATGCCCCACCAGCCGTATTGCGAACGTTGCCGCCACTTGCGGCTCCGCCCGCTGTTGATGTACCGCCGCCAGCGGTCAAACTGAGTCCGGTCGCTGTCGCCGTCGTCTGCCCCCCAGCCGCACCATTTGATGCGCCCCCAGCACCTACAGTGAAGGTCACCACCGTGCCAGCCGTGAGCCGCACCTTGGACTGGGCAAGTCCACCGGCGCCCCCACCGCGTCCGTTGTTCAAACCAGCCGCGCCGCCGCCAATGGCAGTGATCAGATAGTCGCCAGTTACAGGCGCCGTAAAGCTGCCGGATGCCGAAAAGACTCGCTGCTCCGGGATGCCGCCCCCGGTGCGCGTGCCAAAGAGTTCGCTTGCTGCTGTCATTTAGATAAGCCCTCGTGTCGTGTCTTCGTAGTACAAATCCAGGCCAAAACGCTCGACATCGATCTCCAGCGTCCCGGCTGCCCAGCCGCGCAAAGGTGTGGTGCCAAAGTTCCACACCCCGCCTGTGGCGCCGCTCATCCAGCGCGCTCCGTGAAAGTCCCCTTTCAAGAAGCTGGCGGGTGCAACAAGCGTCACGTTGTTGGCGGCCACGATGTAGCGCACGCCCACCACCGCGTTGACCGTTGCACCAGCCGTGCTGAGCAGCTGGCTGGGCACAGTGCCGACATCCAGCGCCGCCCAGCTGGCCGAAACGCCCGGCACTGCCGTGGTGACGTTGGCCAGGTTCGCCAGCAGTACCCAGAAGCGGCCCGAGTGGCGCACGCAGGCGGGCATGGCAAGGGCGCCAGTCAGATCGCTCCAATTGCCCTTAAAGTTGGCCGCACTGGCGGCCACCGATGCGGCCTGGGATGCGGCCACCGATGCGCCAGCGGCTGCGGTGGCGTCTTCGTTGGCGCTGAGGGCGTTGGTGTACGCCGCGTCGGCAATGGCTTTGATGCCAGCGACCACGCCAGGCATGGACGTGCCCACCGTATAAGCCTCGGGGTTGAAGGTTGGGCTGCCCAGTTGCGGGTACGGTGGTACCACTGGCGCCGCGGGAACGGCAACAGGTGAGGTCATATGTTTCCTTTGATGTTGAGATCGACTTGCGCGGTGATCCAGTCCGTGGATCGGACTGAGCCGGTGATCTTTCCGACCGTGGCAAGGTGGCTGTACTTCGCTAAATTGCTGACCTCGATGGCCACCGCCTTGCCCAGCACCTGGTCGAGCAGCGCCTTTGCCAGTGGGGCCTGGTCGGCATCAATCACGCAGCTCAGGTTGATGTTGGTGGCCTTGCGGCCCTCCACCTCGATGTAGGTGCCGTCCTTGCGGGCAGACTCTTCCTGGTAGCTGTAGTCCTGCGTGGTGGCCTCCATGCCGTACTGGGCGCCGCTGATCTTCTGGCGCGGTGCCAGCAGCTGCCGCCAGTTACCCACGCTCATGAAGCCGATGGCGGCCTCCACGCTGCCCGTGTTGCGCGACACCGTCACGGTGATCTCGGTGGACGGGTGCAGCGGGATGTTTTTGAGCGTGTAGTACGTGCCCCGCTGCAGGTCGCCGAACAGGTATTCATACTCGCCGAAGGCCTGCTGCCACAGCTCCATCGCCACCGGGGGGATCAGGTTGGCACCACCAGCGCCCGCCTTCACGGTGATGCTGAGCGCATCGCCCTCAATGCCGTAGATGGCCAGGCCGGTGGCAAAGGGCACGTTGAGCACGTAGGTGATGGAGCCAGTTCGCCGCGCCTTCGTGAACAGGTACTTGTCAAACGGCGCCATCCGGTTGGTGGGTGCACCTTCGTCTTTCAGCCAGAAGGCTGCAGCAGCCGTGGTGCCCGGCGTGTAGGTGTTGGCCGGCGCGCCTGTGATGGCCTGCACGCATTCGTACGTGTAGCCATCCCAGACGCGCCGCTGACCCACCGCAAAGGTGCCGCCAGTGGCCCACAGCACCTCTCCCACAGCCGCGTCCACCTCCGGTATGGTGGTGCCCGCGCCGATCATGCTGGCAGTGATCGTCTTGGGTAGCAGGATGTTCATGCCATCGCTTTCTGGCGGCTAAAGCTGCCGCCGTTGGTGTAGGTTTCAAACTGCTGTGCCATCTGCGACATGCCCCGGGTGTTGCTGGCTGTGACGGCAGCTGCTGCTCGCACAGCGGCCATCTCGGCACGCAGGGCGGCAAGCTCTGCAGCCAGGTCGGCTTGGCCACCGCCCGCCAGGCCAGGGTTGGCCGCCGGGTTGTATGCCTTGGGCACGATCTTTTCGCCCTCGTGGATCAGTGCCAGCATGTCCTTGGGCACGTAGTCGGTGCCCACAGCAAATGCAGGCACCTTGCCCAGCAGCCCGCGGCGGTACAGGTCCAGCTCAGCCTCCGTCATCTGCGATGTGGAGCCATCTGCGTAGGTACGCAGCCCGGTGTTGCTGATCGTGGTTTTGCCCGGAGCCGCTGGCGCAATGCCGGTAGGGCCCCACACAGCGCCCGAGCCACCTGCCCCGCTTGAACCAGGTGCCGGGCTGCCAGGCGTAATCCCGCGCCGATACAGGTCCAGCTCGCCCTCCGTCATCTGGTAGGTCGAACCGTCGGAGTAGGTGCGCAAACCTGTTGGGCTGACGCTAACGACCGTCGCCGCAGCCGCCCCGCCACGCGCCCCCCAGGAAGCGCCACTCGCACCACCTGATCCACCGGACACCTTGTCTGGTGCCTTCAGGTTCGTGTCGGGGAACATCAAGCCCTTGAGGTCTTGAATGGCCTTTTCGACACTGACCGTGGCCTCATACGTGCCGTTCGCAATGTCGATCTGCTTGCGCCAATACTCCAGGTGCTCGTCCAGCACTTCGGTCTGGTCCTTGATCGCGCGAATCTGCCGCTCTGCCTCGCTGAGCTGCAGCTCACTGATGCTGCCCAACTCGTTGAGCTGACCGGCCAACACCAGCGCATCGCGGTCGCGCTGAAACTGGGTGGCATAGCTGCCGTTGTCGATGCCGTTGCGGGCAGCGTCAATGGCCTGGCTGATGGCATCTGCCTCAGGCAGGTAGCCCGTGGCCCGCGCCGTGGCCAGCGCCTGCATGATGAAGTCGCGCCCCTGCGCGGCCTGCATGTCGCGGGTGCTTCCCACCTCGCTGTACAGGTCGCGCACGTTGTCGCGCAGCACATCAAACAGGCTGCTCAGGCTGCTCGACAGCTCTTCAGCCACCTGCAGCCGGGCGTCCAGCAGTTCGCGTTCGGCAGCCACGGCACGCTCCAGGCTGCGGAAAGCCTTGTCGCGTGCCTCGGCCTGTTCCCTTTGGATGCGGGCTTCGGCCTCTGCGGCGCTCTCGTTCAGCTCGGCAAAGGCGCCAGAAAGCTCGATCAGCGAAGCCGCTGTTTTGCCTGCATCCTTGCCTAGGCCCAGCACCTCCGAGTTGGCGTCAATCAGGCCCTGGATGCTCGCCTGCATGTCGGCCGGCTTCAGATCGCTGGCGGTCAGTGCCGTGACGCTCGCCAGGAAGTCGTTAAGCCGCGCCTGCTCTTTCGGGTCGGCGTTGGGCTTGTTGCCGATCAGAGCCGGGTCAATGCCATCAAGCAGGCCCACCTTGCCCAGGTCGGCAATGGTGATGGGTTTCCCCCCAGAAGCGATGTCCGAGAGGCCCTTGCCTGCGGTGGCTACTAGGTTGTCACGGTTCTTGCGCTGCACTTCCACCTGGTTGAGCTGGTCGGTAACCAGCCTGCGGAACTCATCGCGCGACTGCGGCGTCTTGATGCCCAGGTCGGCGAAGCGCTTGTCCAGGTCTTCTTTCTTCTTTGCCCGGCGCTCTTCCTCGGTGTAGTAGTTCTGGTAGTAGTCGTTCGTTAGGGCCGCCATGCGCTCCAGCCCGCCAAACGCCTCCGCCAGTGCGCTCGCCGCATCAGCCCCTGACAAGCTCGCGTCGAGCAGCGTTACACCCAGGGTGTCAAACGCGTCATTCACGCTGGACAAGCTGGTGGCCAGGCGCGTCAGGGTGTCGATGGCCTTTTCGCCTTCCTTCGCGTACTCGCTGGCCACGTAGCGGGTGGTGGTGCTTACATCGTCCACCTCGCTATAGATCGTGGTGCGGTCTTCGCCCTCCGTGCCCACGTTCTCGGACACGATGCGGGTGCCCCGCGTGGTCGTGGTCTCGAATCGGCCGATAACCTGCTGGGCCAGCTCGTTGTTGGCAGTCGCCAGCGCTTCGGAGATCTTGGCGGCAACCTGCTCGCCGCTCAAACCCTCGAAGTTCAAGCCCTTGCCATCTGCACCGCCCAGCGTGGTGGTGAAGGCACGCACGGCCGCAGAGCCCAGGCCGAGCACGTCGGCCATGTCGCCCACGTTGGTGCGCAGGCCGTCGTATGCGCTCTGGATGGCCTTCGACTGCTTGGCCACCTGGTCGGCCAGGTCGCCGTATTCAGCCTCCAGCTTGTCCACGATCAGCTGCAGGGTAGACGCCTGCTGCGTGTTGCCCTGCCCCGAATCCTTGAGCGCCTGCAGCTGCTTGCGGCGGGCCTCAAGCTCAGCAACCGGGTTCATCGTGCTGTAGCTTGGCCCGTCAAAAAGGGTGCCGCCTTCGCGCCATTCCTCCCATGGGGTCAGGTCGCCCTTGCCCAGCGTACCTGCAATGCCGCTGCCAACGCGCCGCTCGGAGCGGAATGCGCCCACAGCGTTCAACACTGCAGCAACCACCAGCGCGGCGACTGCGCCAGGCAGTGCAGCCGATGCCCAGGGGCTCGCTGCACCAGCGCCTGCCGTACCGTAAGCGCCATTCGTAGCCAGAAGACCATCGAGCCCAAGGCCGGTGGCGTTGCCGTACACAGAGCCAAGCACGTTGGCGCCCGACATGGTGCCCGCGAAATACTGGCTGCCCAGCGTGTAGGCCTGCTTGCCCGCGCTAAAGATGCTGAAGGCGTTGCTTGCCGATCCCACGGCGGATGCACCAGCACCCACCGCACCCGCAGCACTGGCCGCACCGCCGCCGCCGAACACGCCCATAAGGTTGCCTACGATGTTCACCACGAACTTCTGGGCAAACATCTTGTAGATCTGGTCGGCCACCGCCGTTTTGAACGTGGTCACCAGCGAGCGCGTGAAGCTCTTCCAGCCCGCCTTGCCGTTGTTCAGCATGTCGGCAAAGCCCTTGCGGAAGATGTCTTCGTACTTTTCGACGGAGCTTTTCCAGTCCCTTTCAAACTCGCGCGCCGCTTGCGCCGCCTCTTCGCGGTTGCCCCGCGTGGCCATCAGCTCAACCAGTTCCTTACGCTTGGCAATCTCACGCTCGATTGCCTCGAAGCCCTCAGTGCCCGGCGCGAGGCGCGCCTGGTTCTCCTGCAGGCGCGCAAGTGCCACACGCTCGACAGCTTCCGCAAGCGTGATGTTGAGCGATGATGCGAGCGCGATGGCCTGCTCTTCGGACTTCAGCGCGCTGATGCGGTCTTCCACCGTGGCCAACGACTGCGCAGTGGCCCGCTCTTGCGCTTCAACAGCGGCGGCAATGGCGTTTGCCTCCCGGTTGCGCGCATCAGCGGCCGTCTGGGCAATTTCAGTGATCAGCTTCAGCGACTTCGCCTCGGCGTCGGCTGCCGACTTGATCGCGGGCTGCTTGGCAAGCAGATCGGCCTGGGCTTTTGTGTACTGCTCCAGCGTCAGCTGGCCCGCCTTGTACACCGCCGTGAGGCGCGCCCAGTCTTCCGAGAACGAGGCCGACAGGCCGCCCAGCTCGGCCATCAGCTTTGCCTGATCGCCCATTTCGCGGCGTGCGGCCTCGGCTGCCTTGCGGGCCTCTTCGGCCGCGCGCTTGCGATCTTCTTCTGCCGCCTTGGCTGCGGCGGGGTCAAACTCCAGAGAGCGCTTGGGGATCACTGGGCCGGCTGGAGCGGCAGGGACGCCGCTGGCTGGCACGGGTGCTGCGGCCACAGGCGGCTGCATGCCGTAGACGGACCTGACGCGATCCCAGTAGCCCGAATAAACGGCGCTGACGTTGTCCTTGTAGTTTTGCGCGCCGATGGAGAGAAAGCTGTTGCCAGCCTCGCGGCCTTCCTTGAACTTCGCGATGACATCGTTCAGGGCCTTGACCATGGGGCCGCTCAGATCGCGGGCCAGGTCCAACGAGTTCTTGGAGATCTCTGCCAGCTGCTTGTTGAACTTTTCGGCCTCGGCCGCTTGTTCGCCAGTCAGCTTGCCCACCAGCGCCGTCTTTTCGGCCAGGTCGTTCAGGAACGGGGCCACATCCTTGATGGACTTGCCGAACAATTCCTGCACCAGGCGGGCCTTGTTGCCATCGTCGGCAAAGTCAGACAGGGCCACCGCAGTGCGGCGCAATGCCTCTGCGGGGTCCAGGCGGCGCAGCTCTTCCGCGCTCAGGCCGATGGCCTTCAATGCCTCGGCCTGCGTGCTGCCTGGCTTGGCATCGGACAGCACGGAATTGAACTTGACCAAGGCGGTGCCCACGGTGTCCAGGCTGGTACCGGTGCGCAATGCCGCGTCTTCCAGCGCGCTCAGGTTTTCAATGCTGGCGCCGGTCGCATCCTTCAGGTCGTTGAGGCGGTCCACCCCATCGTTGATGCTCTTGACGAAGGCGAACATGGAGCCCAGCGACAGCCCGGCCAGCATGCCGGAGATGGAAGCCTTGGCGATGTTCGCAACGGTGCTCAGGCCACCAATGGAAGTGCTCAGGCCCGATTGGGCTTTGGTAGCAGCTTCGGCCTTTGCCTTGGCGGCGTCGAGCTGGTCCAGGTACGGCTTGAGCGCGTTGGTGTCGAGCCCGCGCATGCGGGCCAGCTCTTCCTGGTAGCGCCGGGTGCTGGTGCCGCCAGCCTCGAATGCAGCAATCTGGCGCTGCAGACTGGCAATGGTGTTTTTGGTGGCCTTATCGACACTTCGGGCAGCGGCCTCGCCACCGGCGCCAATCTTTTGCAATCCATCGCCACCAGCTTTGCCTGCCTGCTCTGCAGCCTGGCCTAACGATGCCAGCGTACGCTTGGCGCGGCCTACGCCCACCTCTACGCCCGAGGCGTCCGCGCCGATCTTGATCTCTGTGCTCAGGTCTTCGGACATAGCGCCCCACAAATGCGAAGGGCCCGCCGTAGCGAGCCCAGAAATGGAAAAGCCACCCGAGGGTGGCTACTTGTGTTTGCCTGCGGCTGCAGCGCGGATAACGGGCAGTGCGGCCTGCTCCATCACTTCGAGCGCGGCCAGCAGGTCGGCCCACTCATCGGGCGGCAGGTTGAGCCGGTCGATCAGGGGGTACACGGCCTCCCAGCGCACGCCGATGACTACGGCCCCCATCCCGCCCGAGGCATGCACCCAGCGGGTGCCGAGCCGGCAGAACATCTGCACTGCCTGCTCGTTCTCGGGCCAGATCTCCAGCTCTTCGCTGTCGTAGTCCTCAAGCTCGAAGCCCGCCTCGCGGGCCTCCGCCTGGGTGATGGGTGGCTCGTGCAGCGCCGCAGCGCAGGCCCTCAGTTTCCCAGCTGGCCCTGGTAGATGGCGCGGTCGTAGCGGGTGACGATCTCGCCCAGTGCGCCGCCGAAGCGGTCTTCCAGCTCTTCGAGCGCTTCGGCTGTGAATTCGTCGTCCACGTCCCAGCCTTTGGCGATCTGCAGCACCAGACGGGCGTCGTTCTCAATCGAGCGGCCCACGCGCGATTCCAGCGTGGCGGCTTCGTCCAGCTCGGCTGCGTCGGTGTCCTTGCCCTCTTCGGCCGCGGTGCGGGCGGCGGCATCGGCACGCAGGTCGGCGTAGAACTTGTCCTTGATGGCCGACCAGGCGCGCTTGCCGTGGGCCGTCATCGTGAGGGTCAGCTCCAACAGGCCGCCATCCAGGCGCTTGAGCTGCAGCGTGAGGGGGAAGGTAACGGCCTGGCCAGCGGCAAGGCTCTTGAGCTTGATGGGCTGAACGGTCTTGGGTGCTTTGGTGGTGTCGGTCATAGGTGTCAATCGCAGGGTGAATAAATGCCCGTACCCAGCCCTGCCGCCCCTGCGAAAGAGCGAACAGGGCCGGGCCGTTTGCGAGTTGTGGGGCCTATGGCCCCGGGGTTTGGTTAGGCTGCGTAGCGGGTGCTGCGGGCGTTGCCCGACACGGCCACACGGCAAACCACGATCTGGCCGTCCTGCTCGACTTCTTCCTCGTTGAGGTTGATCGTGCAAGGCAGCAGGCTGGTGGCGCCGCTCTTGGCCACGCTGCGCATGATCGTGTCGGTCTGCACATCGGTCAGGGTGCGCAGCGCCAGGTAGCCGGGCGTGGTGATCGCGTCGGCGTCCATGTCGAACGTACGGTCCACAGCGCTGAAGCCGTCGTTGATGCTGAACTCAACATCCGACTCGCTGAACTTGTAGGTGACCTTTTTCGCTTCGCCACCGCTGGAGCTGTGGTTCATCGTGGTGGTCAGCTGTACCCAGGTGGACACCTTGCGCAGGGAGCCAGCACCCGAGCCCGTGGGGTACAGGTTGGTATTGGAGGTGTCTGCCTGCTCCAGCACGATGGTGTTGGCGTCGTTGACGGTCTTCACGCGGAAGGCGCGCTTTTGCAGCCGCGCCCAGCCCGACGTGATTTCGACAATGTCGCCCACCACCAGCGCGTGCGCCGTGCAGCTGACCACGGCTTCGGCCGCGTTGGTGATGGCAGAGATGGGGCGGACCGCGGCGAAGGCGGTTGCAACGGAACGAATTGTTCCTGACGGGGTGCGTGCCATTTTGGGGCCTTTCAAAAGTGAAGAAGCCCACGCGAGGTGGGCAGTAGGTAGCCCTCGCGGGCAAGAAAAAAGCCCGCTGGTTTGAGGCCAGCGGGCTTTGCGGGGTGGCTGTGCACGCGTATGCACAGCCGGGGAGTGGCAGCGCTATCGAGGGCTGGTGATCGAAAAGTCTTGCTGCGCCGCGCGCAGGCCGGTGTCTTCCTCAAAGCGCGCGATGCGCTGGCCCAGCGGCTCCACGGTGGCGCCTGCAGCGGCCAGCAGGGCGTCTTCCACCTGCTTGGCAAGGGTGGTGGCTGCCTCGCGCGTGGCGGCCCAGCACACCAGCTGCATGCGGGCGTTTTCGCTGGTGGCCAGGTTGCCTTCGCTGTACTGCATGCTGCGCCCGCCTACCTGCTGGTACACGATGCGCGGAAGCGCAGTGTTGGCGGGAGCCACGTCGGGGTACACGCGGTCGGCCACCAGGGCGCGCAGGGCGGCAAAAACAATGTGCTCGGCACTCATGGGGGCAGTTCCTTTCGTACCTGCGCGGCCAGCACCTGCTGCGCCGTGCTCAGCGCCCGCTGGCGGGCTGCGTCATACCCGGGCCGCAGGAACGGGCGGGCAGCCATGCGGCTGGTGCCGCGCTCCAGCAGGCCGCCATGCGGTGCCTTGCGCTTGTTCCAGCTCACGCGGTACACACTACGCGCGTCGCCCGATTCGTCGTCTGCATACGCCTGGTAGATCGCATCCCGCAGCGTGCCGGTCTGCACGAACGGGGCATTGCCCGGCGCGCTGTGCTTCTCGGCACTGCTGGCGGCGGTGGATGCCCGCTGGCGTACCTCTTCGTACAGCACCTGGGCGCCGGCCTGCGCTGCGGGCCGGGTGGCTGCAGCGGCTGCGGCTGTGATCTTGTCGAGCTTGGCGTTGATGGCCGTCAGGTCGATGCTGGCGGTGATCATGTGACCACCTGCGTTTGCATCTTTTCGGCCTTTGTTTTTGCCCAGCGTGCAGCCTGCGCCGCCGCCATCCGCTGCTTAGTTTCAGGACTAGCCTTTTTGCCCAGCTTGCGACTTCGCATCTTTTCGATCGAAGCCTGCGTGTGCGGTCCGTGCGGTATGCCCTTTTTTGCAGCGCTGATCCTCGCTGCAGTTTCCGGGCTGACGTACTTGCCACGGTTAGCCTCGTTGGCTTTTTGGCGAGCCTCGGGGTTCATAAGATGGACCTTGTTGCGCTCCACCTGCGCTGCTCGCCGCTCTGGAGTCATTTTCTTCCCGCGCCCTGCAGCGCTCATCCTGGCGCGAGCTTCTGCCGAAGCCATCCTCCCCAGCGATGCCTGACGCATTTTCTCGCGCGCCTCGGGTGAATGGGTCCGGCCGCTGGCGCCTTCGCCGCCCTCGGTGAAATTGGCCAGGGCGATGCCAGAAGCCTTGAAAGAGGCTATGAGCTGGCACTCATGAATGAAGGCAGCTCGCTCATCCTCAAAGCGCTCGATGATTTCGACAATGACGCCGTGTTTGCGTGCGATCCGTTGCCAGAGCTGGGTCCGAGGCTTGAACTTAAAGGCTCGCCGGCCTGAACCCTTGCCGACGTAGAAAACCTCTTTGGTATCGGCCCGCCGATGGAGGTATGTGTAGAAATTCGTACAGCTCATTTTGAAATCACTTCGTGTACGGGGGCCGCATCCTAATAGTGCTTTCGATTTCACGCCAGCACTTCGCAAACTAAATCCAGATACTCGCGCCCCGCAGCGTCGGGCAGCACGGCCAGGATGTTGTACGTGGTGCCGCCGCTGACAACGCGCTGCCCCGCGTTGATGCCGGTGCGATATCGCCGCCGGATCGATGCCTGCACAGTGCTGGTGGTGGCCCCGGCCTTGATCGACTCCAGCCCGCCAGTGTGGCGAATGTCGGCCCAGAAGCCCTCCACATCCACCCAGGTGGCCAGCGGCTGGCCCATGCTGTCTTGCACGGTAGTGGCCTGCTGCAGCGTGCAGCTGTTGCGCAAGGTGCCCGCGCGCATCACACCACCCATGTGCGGTAGGGGTCCAGCAACCGGTCGGCAAAGCTGTGGGGCACGGTGGGCTTGTCGGTGCTGCCCTCGCGGTTGGCGTACATGTCACCCACGGCCAGCAGCATCCACGCCTTCAGCGGGGCCGGCACGCTGGCCCGGCCTGCCGTGAAGTCCACCTCTACCGCGTTGACCTGGTCGCGCGTGGCAGGCCATGCCTTGCCATAGGCCGGCACCACGTAGCCCGGCGTGCTGGCCGTGTCCACCGTGTAGTCCTGCGGCGCCAGGGTTTGCAGCGCGCCGTTCGCGTCGATGTAGCGCACAGCGTCTACCGAAGCGAGGGGGCCGCGCACCAGCCGGATCGCATCAGGGAAGGCATCGAGCGTGAGGCGCCAGCTGGTGGTGGGCAGCGTGGTGTCCAGCCGGTCTTCGCAGCTCTCGCGCGCGGCGGTGATGTACAGCGCGATCAGCGCGTCTTCGGCCGAGTCCGTCACACGCAGGTGCTGCTTCGCTTCGGCCAGGGTTACAGGCTCGACGGGGGTGGTGATGCGGATGGGGTTCATGGCCGTTTCGTGTTTTGCTGTGCGGGCCGCACGGTGTTGGGTGCCACAGGGCGCACCGTGGCAGGCGCAGCGCGCGTGTAGCCGTTGCCAGCGGGCGCACGGGCGTATACGGGCGCGCTGCCGCCGGGCTGGTTGAACAAAAGCAGCAGCATGGCGATCAGAGGTGGTAAGCCACCTGCACGTTGGTGATCGTGAAGCTGGGGGTGGTGCCGCCCAGCGTCCACACCGCGCGCCAGGTGCGCGGCAGTGGGCCGTTGACAGCGGCATTGGCCACGGCTGCCACACCGGGGTACACCTGCAGCACATACACGCCCGAGGCGGTGATGCTGGCCGTGGCAGCACCCGGGATGTCATACCAGGTGGTGCCGCCATCAGCAGAGCCCTGCAGCTTGAAGACTGCTGTGGGCGACGTACCCGTGACCGCTCCGATGTTGAACGCCACCGTGGCGCCGCGCGCATTGAAGTTGGTCTGCGTGGCACCGTTGCCGGTGGTGGTCTTGGCACCCGTGTCGCCGGTGTTGACGTTGAAGTTACCGCGCAGCCGGTCCCAGGTGGCACCGTTGTAAGCAAGCTGCGCCGCGCCGACCTGCGTGATCGTGGGGTTCGCCAGGCCGTCAGCAGATGCGGCCGCTGTGGGGTAGCCGGAGACCGATACGGGCTGGGTGGCGGTGACCTGTGCAATCGGGATGGGCTCTGTGGCGTATGTGCCCGGAACCATCGTCCATGTCTGCGTGCCCGAGGTCCACGCCGTAGCCCGCACGCGAAACCATTTCATCGCGTTAACGGACAGTTCCCAAGCGTAAGCAGGGGCGGCACCCAGGACGCCTGTCGCCGTGTCTGGTGTGTTCACATTGGAGCGAGCGGCCTGCGTGCCAAACCAAGTGCCGTCGGTGCCGTTCGTCGAATCCAGCGATCCCTCAAAGATGCAATTCACGCCTGCAAACGTGCCTTTGCAGTGAATCATCAGGTTGGAGAACCGCTCCGTATTCACAAATACCGTGCTGGTGGCCGATGTGATGTTGCCCACGGTCGGCGCGTAGCTGGCGGGCTTGCTGGCCACCTTCAGCCGGCCCTCTTCATCCATCTTCAGGATGGTGTAGTCGTTGTTGTTCGCGGTGGGCAAATCGTCATCGGAACGAATCGCCAGCATCAGATTGCCGATGGCACCCGATACGTGCGGGCTGTCTTCCGCGTAGGCAGAAGCAGAGGTAATCGACACTGGCGAAGCACGCAGCCCTGCATCAGTCAGGCCCGTCGCCGCTGGGAAGTTGGAAACGGCCACCGGGCCTGCCAGCGTGGCGGTGATGTTCTCCAGCGCGGCCAGCGTGGCACCATCGAGCGCCACCGTACCGGACACGGCCGAGGTGTTGATGGTGCGGCCCGCCAGCGTCTCCGCGGCGGCTTTGATGGCGCTGGCGGCTACCAGCAGCGCGGCAGCAGTGGCTTCGGTCGCTGCGCCCAAGGGCAGCGGCAGCGCTTCGGCCGTGACCGGCTGGGAAACGGGCAGGTTCGCCACATGGATCACCTGGCGCTCGGCGCCGCCGACGCCTGCGATGGTTTCGATCTTGGTGCCGGTACCGGGCAGGGTTACGTCGGGCATGGTGTGCTCTCAGGTTGGGGGCGGTTCAGGCTTTGGCTTGCACCCGCCAGCCGGGAGGACTGGCAGGTGCAAGGCGAAGACGGATCAGGCAGGGGTTTAGTCGGCTGCAGCGCCGGTTGCTGCGCCGTCTGCAGTGTTTGGATCGGCGGGATCGGCCGGGTCTGTGCCGCCTTCGTCCGCATCGGCCTTGTCGGCAGATTCGTCGGCAGCACCGGCGGCTGCAGCACCCTTGCGCGACTTGGCAGCCCAGCCTTCTTTGGTGGACACCTGGATCAGGTCTTTGTCATCGGTATCGATTTCCTGGCCCTTCTTGAACTCTTCAACGCGGACGCCCTGGTGTGCCCAGGAAAAGTCCTGCTTTGCAATCAGCTTCATGCTTTGCTCCAAAGCAAAAAGGCCACGCGGGCCTTTTTGCGGGTTTGATGGGAGACCCCCGAAGGGGTCTGACGAATCGCCAGAGATCAGGTGGTCGCGATCTTGAGCAGCTTGATGGCCTGCGTGTTGCGCACCTTGCCGCCCACGCGCTTGCGGGCGTAGAACTTCACAAAGCCAGGCGTGGTGATTTCGTCGCGCGTCAGGCGCATGCCCACACGGTCGGCCACCAGGTAGCCTTCCTTGAAGTCACCGAACGCCAGGGGGAAGGCATTGGCCGCAACGATGGGCATGTCTTCCGCTTCGGTCACGGGGTAGCCCATGAAGATGTCCGGCTGCCCTGCAACCACGGCAGGCTGCCAGAGGTACGCGCCCGTGGTGTCTTTGTACTTGCGCAGCCCGGCAAGCAGCAGCTTGTTGGAAACCCAACGCGCATTGCGGCGGTAGCGGGCGCGCAGGCTGTACACGATGTCGTAGAACGTGTCCAGATTGGTCGGCAGTGCTGCTGCCTGGCCGGATGCGATGTACTGCAACACGCCATAGGCACGGGCCGAGTCTGCCGTTGCAACGGGGGTACCCGTCAAGAAGCCGGTGGGCTTCTTCACGCCGTTACCCGACACGAAGGCAGCGCCTTCGCCTTGGGCGATCGCTTCGCTCACGGAGTTGATCAGCCAGTCTTCCACATTGAAGAAGAGATCGTCCAGCGATTCTTCTGAGGCTTGCGGCTTGGCGCTGGCCATGCCAAACGTGGGCGCGCACTCCTGAATGTCAGGCGTGGTCGTCTGGTTGCGGGTGTCCGTTTCACCCATCCATTCAAACGTTGCACCGTTCACGTCGAACAGTTCTTTGTAGTCGGGCGTGCCAACGGTGATGACCTGCGAGATCTCGCGGATCGGAGAGATATCGACCGACAGCCGATTGATGGCGCGCTCGATCTGCTCGGGCAGCGCAAAGCCGCCTGCCGACCCCGTGGTGGTGACCACCTGCGCGGCACGCTTGTCCAGGCCGCGCGACTTCAGCTCGGCTGCCTGCTTGGCTTCGAAAGCACGGCGGGCGTTGCTGGCGCGCTGCTGCACTTCGCCGTCATTGGGGTTGCGCACCCATTCCAGGAAGGCCGACTTGTATTCGGCTTCTTCTTCGGACTGGCGGGCTTCGCGGTCGCCGTGCATGGCGCCAGGGCGAGAGAGCTTCAGCTGGAGCTTTTCCAGGTGGCTCTTGGTTTCAGACATGGACGTGATGGCTTCATCCATCTTGGCGAGCTTGGCGTCCAGCTCGGCAGTGCCCTTGCCGGCCTTGATGGCTTCGATGCGGGCGTCGTTGGTTTTTTTGTACTCTTCGAAAGCAGTGGCGATCTTGTCGATTGCTTCGCTGACGGTCTTGATGCTGGGGTCTTCGCGCTTTTCCAGCGCGGCAGCGCCGAAGCCCTCTGCCTTGGCAGAGAACGCGGCAAAGTGGGCGGCCATGGTGGCCAGCATGATCAGAGACTTCTTCATGGTGGTGTGCTTTCAGTGGGTGAGGGAGTCCAGCAGCCGTTGGGCTGCCTTGAGGGCTTTGGCGGTCGAATCCGCGGAATCACTCCGCTCTTCTCCCATCCGCATGACGCGCGACACATAGGCCGTCGCTTCGCTTTTGCTGAAGCCTGCATCGCGCAGGATTCGCTCGGCATCTTTGGGGGTGGCCAGGTCGGTGGCCGACTTGACGTTGGTGACGCGCGCCTTCTGGTTGGCCGGAAACGTGACCATGGAGACTTCCCACAGGTCTATCTCCGTCAGCGTGCGCACGTCAGTGTCGCGGTCGTAGGCCCATTGCTTGGCAATGAAGCCGATAGACAGGCCGGTGAGCGCACCCAGCTTGAGCAGCGCGTAGGCTTCTTTGCCCTGCACCGTTTCAAGCGCCAGCTGGCCCTTGATCAGCAGGCCCGTGCCGTCTTCGCGCATCTCTGTCCAGATGCCAATGGGCTGCGATGGGTCGTGCTGCCACAGCATGGCGGGCATGGTGCCGGCTGCCTTGTGCTCGGCCAGGGTGGCCTTGAAGGCGCCGGACGCGATCACGTCGTCATAGTTATCGCGCACGCCGAACACGCTGCCGTAGCCTTCGATGGAGCCGTCCTCGCCCACAGCCTTGATGCTCAGGCTGTAGGCGCGCGTTTCACGGCCGCCAGTGGAGCGGTCCTTGCGCTCAAGGCGCTGGGGGGTCAGTTTCTTCGTCATCGCTTGTACCTTTGGAGCCGTTGCTCATGTTCAGGGGGGTGAGGGGAACGTCCAGGCCAGGCAGCGGGTCGCGGCCTTCTTCCTCGCGCAGTTCATTGCGGGTGTAGATGCCCAGCTCGGCCATCGTGCGAATCCACTGCGCGCGGTCTTTGATCGCCCCCATGCGCATGTATCGCGTGTCGAAGGTGCCGAACAGCGGGCCGCTGCCGTCGAGCAGGGTTTCGTCAATGCGCTGCGTCCAGGCCTTGTGCCAAGGCATCAGGCAATGGATCAGGTGAGCGCTGAAGAACGCCTCGGAGCTGGCGAAGGTGGCGCTTTTGTCGGAGTGGCCGATCATGATCGGGAAGACCCCAAACACCCGGCAGATTTCCTCGATCTGCAGACGGCGCGTCTCGACGTGCTGGGCGTCCACTCCCGTCATGGCGGTGCTGATCCACTTCGCTGCGCGGTCAAGAATCAGCGGCTCGCCAAAGCGAGCAAGACCCGCCTTCTTCTTCACCCAGGTGCTCAGACGCGTGTGCTGCTCTTCCGTCAGGCTGCCGTCTACGCTGTAGACGCCGCTTGGCCTGAGCGAGTTGTTGTGCATTGCCGACTGGCTCTTCTCGGTGGCCATCGCCAGCCCGATGGCGCTTGCTGCCAGCCGCACCGCAGACAGTGTCTTGTACATGTCCCACTGCAAGCCGTTGAGCAGGAAGACATCGTCAGGCCCGAACACCCCCACGGTGCCCCATTCGTCGCGCACGGTGTACCGCACCTCGTAGCGACTGACGCGATCCTCTTGCCAGCTGCCCGGCTCTACGGGGATCAGCTCTTGCACCCTGCCGTTTGCGCCGCGCACCTTGATGCTGAGCCCTTTGCCCGCCAGGCAGGCGTGCAATGTCATCATCTTTCGCCACTCAAGCGAGGTCTGCCATTCGTTGGGGCGGCGGTTGAGCAGCCGGTACTCAGGGATGTTGGTTGCCCGCTGCTTTCGTCCGTCCGGCAGCTCACGCATGACATGCAAGTCAGGGGTGGAGCACCCTTCGGAGATGACCTTGACGCAAGCGAGTACGGTGGACACCTGCAGCGCGGTTTTCGCGCTGACGTGCACGCCTGCGATGCCGGAGCTGGTGCCACCGTCGTCGATCAGACCGATGATCTGGTCGTAAGTCAGCTCGGCTGCTTTGCGGCCAAAGATGCGGTCGAGGAGTTTCACGTCGTTTCCCAAAATGAGGTTTCGGTGCGCTCGTTGGAAAGCGCTCGGCCCAGTGCCATCAGCATGGCCATGGGGCCGTCGATCTTGTTTTCGGGCCGCTCTTTCACCGGGGCCATCAGCTCGTTGAACTTGCTTTGCTTCACGACCAGGTTGCTGACCATCCAGCCCATCACCGGGTTGCCTTCGTGCTGCAGCTTGCCCTCGCGCACCATGTTCTCCACCTGGATCAGGGCCGGGGTAAAGAACACCGCGCGCTGCGATATCTCCACCAGTGGCAGGCCCTCTTCGATCAGCTTGCCGGCGAAGTACATCGACAGGGCCGGGTCGAAGGCAATCTCTTGCACTGCGAAGCGGCGGCAGTAGGTGCGCATGTCGTCGGCCACTACATCGAAGTCGGTCAGGTCGCCGTCTGTCACCACCACGTAGCCCTGGCGCGCCCAACCTGCCAGGTGGGCGTTGCCGCTTTCTTGAATAGCCAACTCGTTCAAGTACAGACGTGTGCACACGCCCCACTTGCCGGTGGCGTCGTCCTGCCAGGCCAGAGCCAGCGCTGCAAAGTCTTTCTTCTGCGCGAGATCGAGGCCCATGTACACCTTGGCGCCATCTGGTATCGACTCGATACCGGCTGCAGCCGAGCCACAGCGCTCCCAGGCCCGCATGTCCATCCATGGGCTTTCACCCGACACCCACACGTTCAGCCGCTTCGTGAGGAAGTTGCTGAGCGCGCTGGGCATGGCCTGCGCCTTGCTGGCCTGCGCCATCAGCTCATCGAGCTGGACCGACTTGCCCAGGTTCGGGTTGGCCTTGATCCACACGGCCGGGTCGAAGTGATCGTCGCCATCGTCCAGCGTGTAGATGATCCCGAACACGCGCTCGTCCTGCACCACACGGTCCAGGATCTTGGTGACGTGCGTGCGCCGTTCGTAGCAGATGCCGCTGCGGTCGGTGCCGGCCGTCGTGATGGTCCACAGCAGCGACTGCTCGCGGGCGCCCCGGGCGCTGTCAATCACGTCATACACCGCCCGGGTCTTGTGGGCGTGCAGCTCATCGAGCAGCGCAAAGTGAACGTTCAGGCCGTCCAGCGTACTGCCCTCGGCAGCCAGCGGCGCGGCCTTGCTGCTGGTGTGCGCCACCGTCAGGCTGTGCTGCATGATCGCCACGCCCAGGTGGGTGCGCAGGCCGGGCGAGCGCTCGGCCATGGCCTTAGCGTCATCGAACACGATGCGCGCCTGGTCGCGGGTGGTGGCAGCCGTGTAGCACTCGGCCCCGTGCTCGCCGTCTGCGGTCAGCATGTACAGCAGCAGGGCCGAGCCCTTGGCCGACTTGCCGTTTTTGCGGGCCTCTTCCTCGTACGCCTCCAGGAACCGGCGCAGCCGGGTCTCGTGGTGCACCCAGCCGTATACCGTGGTGAGGATGAAGCACTGCCAGGGCTCCAGCTCCAGCCGCTTACCGTCGCGCGCCCACTTGCCCTTGATGTGCGGCAGCAGCTCGGCAAAGGCGCAGGGCCGCGCGGCGCGGTCGGCGTCAAATATCCATGGCCATTCGTCGCTGACCGGGCGGGCCAAGTCATCAGCCTGCCGCTGCACCGCAAGGCGCGTCCATTTGCAGGTCGGAATGGCCCCGTTGAGCACATCGCGCATGTACTGCTGCGCGCGCTCAACGTATTCGTTCATGGTGGCTATCTGTTGGGGTTGGTGAACATGGCGAAGCCCACGGGCTGCGTCTCTGGCTTGGGGTCGATTCCTGGCAGCGTGGGCTGCACGTAGTTGCTGGCCTGCACCCGGCCGCGTGCCGCAGGGCTGAGGCCGAAGTGCATCAGGTAGCGGTTGAGCTGCTCGCGGTGCTTGCCGATCAGCTGCACGATCACGCTTTGCTGCGCGTAGCCCGAGGGCGTCACGGAATAGCTGGCCTTGTAGACGGCGTCGGCGTAGTCGCTGCCTTCATCCACCAAGCGGGCCACCTGCCCGTTGAATGCCGTCTCCAGCTCGGCCAGCCGGCCGGCTGCCTGGCAGTACAGCGCCAGCGCCGCGCGATCCAGGCCGCTGATCAGCCCGAGGTCTTCAAGCAGCGGAGTGATCCGCTTCCATTCCTTCTTCGCCTCGACCCCGAGGTGCTTGGGCGGGCTGGGGATCTCAATGCGGGGGTTCACCCCGGCCGCCAGGTCGAGCGGGCGCTTTCCCGCGTTCCCTTCCAGCACCCGCAGGGCCACAGGCTTGGGCAGCGGTCCGCGTGATCCAGTCATTTCCGTTTTCCTTTCATCCCCCCAGGGGAGTACCCCCCCACCCAAAACCCGCGCACACAAAAATTTGAGGAACCGGTCGGTTTCCAATGTGAGGGCGGCAGACTTTGAAGTCCCCCTCCCCCTGGCCGCGTCAGGGCTCGCGGTAGCCAGCCCAGCTGCGCCGCACACCTCGCGCCGACTCGGCTTTGGTCTTCACCGCGTGGCAGGGCTCACACAGCGCCTGCTCGTTCGTCGTGTCGTCGGGACCACCTTCAGCCAGCGGGATGCGGTGATCGCGCACGGTGGCCAGCGTCACTCGGCCCAGGCGTTCGCACTCTTCGCACAGCGGCTTGCGTGTGAAGAGGTCGGTGCGCATGGCCTGCAGCCTTCGGCCAGTGATCCGTTTCGTTTCGTTGACGGGTTTGGCCCAGGCTTTCTTTGGATGCTTGGGGCAGCGGCCCGAGCCATCCCGCACCAGCACGCCGCAGCCTGGGTGACTGCAGGGGCGTGGGGCGGCTTGAGTCATAGATTGGCGTTTACCGGGCTACCTTCACCGCGTCCTAAGCGCTTGTCTCGCACCGGGGAAACCGGCGGTCATCGGGGCTCGTCCCATGGGGCTGGGTACTAGCCAGCCAGATCCAGTCATGCGGTCAACGCCAGAAAAGAAAAACCCCGACACGCTTTCACATGCCGGGGTTCCCACTGTGTGCATCGCGGGTGGAGACGCAATACACACACAGTGCCTGAAATGTACCCAAAAGGTCTATGTCGTAAAACTCCCGCGCGTCTATAGCGCTCTCGACTTTGCATCGGATACAGCCGCCGCAACCCGCCTGCGCTCCCGCTCTTCCGCCTGCGCCTCAAACCAGGCCGCAATGGCGTGGTCTGCTTGCTCCAACTGCGCCTTGATGGTTGACGGTGCCCGTTGCATACGCTGCGCTGTCTCTTTGATCCCCAGGTCTTTCAGGTAGATGCATTCCAGCGTCATGAACAGATGGCCTTTGCCCAGCTTCAGGGCGCGCACGGCTTCGTCGGTCTGCGCTGCCTCTTCGTCTTCCACTGGGATGGCCACATGGTTGTACGACCCGCGGGACCACACCTCACTGGCCAGCACCGACCTGGTGGCAAAGCCACGGCCACCGCTGGCACCGCGCGATGACCAGATGGCCCAGTTTTCCAGCCGTCGCTGGATGCGTTTAAGCCGCGCCATATTGCCGCGCCTCTTCTTCAGTCAGGGGCCAGATGCATACGTGTGCACAGCCAAACTCCACCATGGCCTGGGCAGCGATCTGCATGTCCGGGTGCCGCACATCAAACGGCGTGCCCACCACCCGCCCGCCTTCCACTGCATAGAAGCAACCAGGTTCACCACGCAGGCCACGGCGCACCAGCGTGAATGCTTCCTTGCCCCACTGGGCCGCCTTGCGCTGGATTGACGCATACGCATCGGGCATGTGGGCCTTGATCTCTGCGATCTTGTCGTCCACTGACTTTGCCGGGGTAGTTGAAGTGTCCATCTGTCCAACCTTTTGTATAGAGCTGATAGGTGAGGGGTGAAGCGCTTGCGCGTACGTGCCCGTGGGTGTGCATGCCTATGCCCGCCCGCCTTGCATCAAGACGCTGGGCACTGTCCAAACCCGCCCTGCAAACCCACTGGGCAATGCAGCGGCTTCAACCCCCATAACTGGGGAGACAGGGGTGCTGGTGGTCTCCATGCCAAACGCTGGACACCCTGGACACTTGGACACTTACGTCATGGGCGCATGCAGTGACATCCCCGCAACCGCGCCACAACGGGGGCGCACAGCGCTCCCCTGCCCTTCGGGCACGCTGGCGCGAATCACGCCTCCCCCAGCGTTTGCGGCACGGCGCGATTCAAGCGCCGTGACCAATCGGTCAAAACGGCGCATCGTCACCTTCCTGTGTGAATGGGCTGGCCGCTGGCGGTGGTGCCAGGGGCGCAGGTGGTGGGCTGGGCGGCAGGCCGTTCTCCAGTCCGGTATCAGGGTCGGCCTTGGGCCAATCCTTCGGCCGCGTGTAACCCCAGGCGCGGGCGCCATTGATCTGTTTCTTGACGCGCTCCCAGCCCTCGTGATCCAGCCAGCTGCGGATCTGCCCTTCGAGGGCGGGCGTACTCTTGGCAGCGTCCACACCCAGGGCCAGGGTCAGCTGGGCAATGGTCACAAACTCGGTCAGCTCGTTGACCACAGCACCAATGCCCGCAGCCGTCGGGGCGCGAGTCAGCACATGCAGCAGTTCAGACAGCACCGCCGTCTCCACCAGGCGGCTTTCCTGCATGGGCACAAACAGCCGGCGCTCTTGATCCGTGGTGGGCGTGTACACCGCGCCCTGCCCGTACAGCGCAAAGGCCTCAGCCAGCAGCTGCTCGCGGTACTTCTTCAGCCACTCCGTGTTGATGATGTGCCGCACCGGTATCGGCCAGAAGCGCCGGTTGCCCGTGCGGTCGCGCAGGTACGTGTTTTCGTTTGTGGTGCCCACCAGCAAACACTGGCGTGCGAAGCTGCCCACCGTGGCGCCATAGGCCACCCGGTAGCGGTCCACCTTGCTGCTGATAAATGCCTTGATGGCGCCCACCTCCGCCTTGCTGAAGTGCGTCAGCTCAGCGATCTCATACAGCCACAGGCCCTGCACCTGCTCTTGCGCCTCTTTCCCACGGCCCACCTCGAAGGGGGTGTCGCTGAAGTATTCGCTGCCCGCCAGTGCCTCCACCAGCGTGCTCTTGCGCAGGCCGCCCGCGCCTTCCAGCACAGGGCAGTAGTCAAACTTGCAGCCGGGCTCCATCACCCGGTACACCATGCCCAGCAGCCAGCAGCGGCCCACGATCTGCAGGTACTCCATCATGGGCTTGCTCAGGCTGTCCGGGCTCTCGCCCAGCACATGCACCAGCCAGTTGTCGATACGGCTCTTGCCGTCCCACTCCAGGCCCTGCAGCATCTCGCGAATGGGGTGAAAGCGGCGTGTGTGCGCCACCGTCTGGATCGCCTCAGCCAGGGCCGCGCGCGAGATGCTGGGCAGGCCATACGTGTCTGTCAGGTACTTGCCCAGCAGCAGGTCCACTGCATCCGTCACATCGCCCGCCTTCGCATAGGCCCACGGCCATGCCGTGCGGGCCTGCACGTTGTTGCTCAGCTCGTTGTAGGCCAGCACATCCTTCAGGGCCGGGTCGCGCTCCAGGATCAGGATGACCATCTTGCGGCTTGCCAGCCAGCGCTTGTTGGTCTTGTCGTAATACGGCACCAGCCAGTCCGGCACCATGTACGCGCCGATGCGGGTCATGCCCGTGTCGTCGTCATCCTCGCCACCCAGCGCAGCACCACCGCCAGGGGCATCGCCCCCACCGCTACCACCGCTCCCGGTGCCAACGAGGCCATCGATTTTTTTGCCGGCCGCCGGCTCTGCCACCTCGCCATCAGGCAGCGCATGCGCCCGTGCAAAGAAGGCCTGCACGCGTGCAAAGTCCCAACCATCGGCCTCGATCGCGTCACGCGCGTCCCAGCCATCGGCCACCGTGCCAGGCGCAGGTATGGGCAGCAGCTGCACCGTGCAGCCGTGCGTGTCACGCAGCAGCGCACCAATGCCCAGCATCGCCTTCATGCCCGGTTGCTTGCCTTCTGGCAGCAGCGGCATCGCCTGGGCCGCCAGCTTCAGTGTCGCCTCGCGCACCTTCGCGCGGTCTTTATCCGTAATGTTGCCAAGGCTCTCAAGCTGTGCCATGGCCTGCGCCACCACATGGTCCTTTAGGTCCTTCGGCACCGCCTCACGCTTTGCATCACAGTCAGGCCACAACATCACTGTGCAACCCGTCAACCAAGACCAATCAGCCTTCGCCCATACCTTGCAGCCGCCGGGCCAGCTGACAACGCAATACACGCCCGGGGCACTCGCGTCCAGCAGCTGCTGCAAGCACTCGGCCTTGCGCTCACCTTCCACCAGCACCACCGTGCGCCCACCGGGCAGTGCACCACTGGGCAGGAACAGCGGGCGGGGTTCGTCCCACTGGCGCCAGTGCCATTTCGCAGCGCCATCGCGCGCGCTCATGCACCAGGTGTACGGCAGCGTGTCTTTGCCCCCTGTGCTAGTAATGAACCGGGCCACATAGCCATGCAACTCATCGCCAACGCGGTAGGTGGCTTTGTGCTCCAAGGTCTCGGGCTTGCGGTCAAAGTGCTTAAAGGTCGGCGTCGCCGCATTGGCAGGCACCGGCCGCACCGTAGTCCACCCCTCGGGCTCTGCCGCTGGCTTGGGTGCAGGCGCGGGCCTGGGCGGTGCTGGCGGTGGCGGCGTGCCACCTGCAGCCGCCTTCACCAGCCCGGCCACGCTCTCCAGGCCCTCTTCGCGCGCCACCTGAATGGCCGCCTTCGCCTGGCTCAGGCCATGAATGGCCGCGTACAGGCTCAGCAGGTCTCCGCCCTGCTCATCGCTGGCAAAGTCTGCCCAACGTCCGTTGACCAGGTTGATGCTGCAGCTGCTGCCCTTGCCACCGCTGAGCGAGCCGCACACGTACTCATGCCCGCGGCGTTCGCCATCGGGCAGCCACATCGGCACCAGCCGGTCAGCACTGGCCAGCAGCGCTTCGGCCAGGGCCGCGAATTGAATGGGAGGCAATGGGGCGTTGCTCATGCGGCACCCCCACTGCAAAAGTCACAGAAGCCAGCGTCTCCACCGCCAGCGGCGTCCAGTGCAAAGGTCATGGGGTGTCAAGCGCTCCATGCCTGCAGCACAGCGGCCAGATCCACATAGCCCGGCTGCTCGCTGGGCACCTGCACTGCGGGCATGTATTCCGCCACGGGCCGGTTGCGGTAGCCCACGCGGCGAGTGCGTGGCGCGTGCAGCTGGCCAGCGCGGTGCATGTTGCTCACGGTGCGGCGTGCCGCATCCAGTCCCACACAGGCCACAGCAGCCATCTCCCGCAGAGTCGGCCCACGGTCAGGCGTAGCCAGCTGGCTGCAAGCATTCAGCAGCGCCAGGCGCACTTCACCGGCCGGCCTCATTTGCCACCGCCCTGGCGCGTGGCCCACTTCGCCATCGTCGCCTCGTGCTTGCACTCCAGCTGGTGCATGAACTGCTGACCACTGGCCACCAGCTCCGCCCACTGCTGGCGTACCTCGCGCATCTCGTTCGGGCTGACCTCGCCATCCGCATCGGCGCGGGCCGCAGCAGTCACCACATCAGCAAACTCGCGCACCAGGTTCGCCAGCGCCTCGGCCGTGATCTGGCCCGCATCCTGCGCACCATGGGGCAGCAGCAACAGGGTGCCGCCCACGGCCTCAGCCAGGCGCGTGGGGTAGTCCAGCGCATTGGCGCTGTGCACCTCTACGCACATGGCGGCAATCTCGGCCGCATCCACGGCACCCAGCTTGTACTGGGGCGCTGCACGCAGCTCCTTTTCGAGGGTGCTAGGGCTCTTGCCCAGACGGGCGGCCACGGCATCCACACCGCCGGGGTAATGGCGCACTGCGCGCCGGATCGAGTCAAGTACGTTCATCTGCTCCACCTATCAAGACGCTAAAGACACGACAGCTGCAGGCCAAAGACACTGCGGCCATGAGGAAAAGAAAGCACACCACCACGCAGCCGCACAAAGCGCCGGGCACCTGCCCGCGCACGGCGCACCTTGTGAAGGGGTTGGAGAGAGGCCCCGGCGGCGCGGCCTGGGGCGTGGTGGGTGCGCAAAGGGGTGCCCGCCCGGCCTTGGTCTACGATGGAAGTTCCTACACAACCAACACCAAAGGGGGCGGACATGGAAAAGGACGAATTCCTGGCACAACACACGTTCAGCGAGGAAGGACTCAGCACCTGGCAACGTGTGGAAAAAACTTTGATGCAGGCTCCGGCGATGGAGCCCAAGCGCACCGCGAAGCTGCTGGGTCTGCTGCTAGAACGGTTGGAGCAGAAAGAGCTGCTCGACATGTCCGAAATCGACGAGATGCTCATCGAGATCATTTAGCGAAACGCCCCTGGATACGCGCGGCCCGGAAAGCGCGTAATTGCGCATTGCTCTCACGCCTTGCAATGCGCGCTGATGGCTTTTCGCCTTTCACTCCCTGGATAAACCCGATCTGCGCACGGGCATCGCTCAGTTCCCTCGCTGTAGCAGGCCACTTTCCGGTGATGCCCACGGTTTCGCGCATGCGCTCAATGGAGCCCATTGCCCGTGCAACAGGTCCTGGCAAAGTGCTACGCATTGGCCACCTCCTGCCCTGCACCCGTGGGCAGCGACGCGGCCAGGTCGGGCCAGATTCGCTCACAGCTCTCCGGCCAGTATTCGCGTCGCGAAAAGGCACCTTGGGTGAACTCTTCGATTGCTGCACCGTGCTCAACCGGGACCGGCTTCGCTCCAGCAGCCATGCTTGACACAAACGACTGGGGCACTCCCAAATGGAGCGCTAGTCGCGCGGCACGGCCTCTCTCGGCGGCCAACCATGAACGAAATGTATCCATGGGCTACATCTTAACCCATGGATATGTAAAAGCAATATCCGACGGCGAATTGCGGCCTGTATCCCCGGGTGATGTAATCCAGAGGATGCAAACTGTCTTTGAAACGAGAAAGCAGCGGCTTGCTATGCTGAAAGATCGCTACAAGACTTGGTCATCTCTCAACGAAGCAATCGGCTGGTCTTCCGCTGATCCCCGGCTATCACAAATCGCAAGCGGCTCAATGAGGAGCGGGCGCGGCACACCCTACGTAATGGGTGATCTGACCGCGCGGAAAATTGAGGAAGCACTTCAGCTGGCCGAGGGCTGGATGGATACGCCGCCAACCTATGCCGAGCTGCACAACGAACAAGATCCACGCGCGTTAGTTATGACCCTGATGGAGGCCATGCCCTCGTCGGAGTGGGCAACTGTCGTGCGACTAGTAGATGCTCTTACGCAACCGCAGGACAAACAGGTCAACAGCCAGTAACGATGAAAGAATGAGATGAAGTTAGCCGCATTGATAGCGATACCACTGCTCCTTACAGGCCTGAGCGGGCACGCCCAAAGCTCGCTGCTCGACGCGCCCACCACGTTTACGTCCGGTGAGTGGTCAGTAAAACGGCAAGTCGATTCCATGACTGATGTCGTACGCTGCACAGGCCTCTATAAAGGCTCCCCAATGGTGCAAGCATCTGCCACGGGCTTTTACATTCGCATTCGCGGCGGCATTCAGAGCGTCAAACTTAGGTTCGACAGCGATCCACCCCAAGAGATGAGGCTTCCGACCCGCCTCGAAAAGGACATCAGCGCGGTGATCCTGGAAGGAACTGACTACCAAAAGGCGCTTGAGAGCAAGCGACTTCGGTATGAAACGCTGCTTGTCGTGCGCGGCATGGCAGACGGCGACATTTCCCTCGACGGGCTCAAAGAGGCCGTCGAGCACATCAAGGCTGGCTGCCCAGCCTAGAAGAACCCCACACACGAACCCGCTTCGGCGGGTTTTTTTTCGCCCGCAAAAAGAAACTTAACCCTGGAATATTGACAAATATATCCAAGGGATACAGACTCGCGCCCACGTTCACACAAACGAGGGCCGAAATGCAAACCCAAACCACCCCCAGTGCACACGTATGCACAACCCTGCCGCCCGGCAATCTGCCCCTGAGCAATCAATGGCCCGACCTGCACGGGCCCATGTACTTGAAGAGCGAATGCGGCCGCGTGCAGCGGTATGTGCGGCAGAACGAGGGCGATAGCTACTACGGTCCGGTCGGCACATGGCACTGCAACGAGGTGCGAGTCGCAGAAGACGGCCAGAAGTGGATCAAGCACAGCGGCGCCAGTTACGACCCCTATCTGGTGGTCGACAACTTTGGCCAGATGGTGGAAGTGCAACAGCGCCGGGGTGCCGCATGACCCGCATCGCCCTCCCCCCGCTCGAAAACTGGCTGGCCTCCATCGTCATATGCCTGGCCGTGGGCTACGTGGCTGCGCAAGACAGCCACCGCGCTGACCAGGACGAAGCCGCCATCGCCCACCAGCTCGACCCCGCCCACTCTCGCGACTGGGCCGCAGAGCAGGCATGCAAGGGCCAGCCCTATGAATGGGCCGACGACACCACCCTGGTGTGCCACACCGAGCAGCCGGGCACCGTCATCACCGCACAGGCCCAGTCCAGGGTGCAACCATGACAGCCCGACGCCACACCCGCGCCGCAGTGCGCATGGCAATGGCCTCGCTCCGCTGGGCGCTGGGTGCCTGCATCACGCTGCTGGCCATCGTCGGCCTGGGCGCGGTCTCCGCTTTCATCGACAAGCGCTAGGCCGCCGCCATGCCCACGGCCACCCCCACCGCCTCCAGCGCCATCGTGCTGCACATCCGCGGCCAGGTCACCAGTGCCACCCGTCGCTACACGCGCAAGGGTGTCCCGCTGGTGGAGCTGGAGATCGCCGACCACGCCACCGGACAGACCGTGTGCATCACGCGCCGCTATCTGGACACAAGCATGGCCAGCAGCATGGCTGCCACGGTTCTCGCACAACGCATGCGCGGCCAGCTGGCCGAGGTGCGCGCCATCAATCCCCGCTTCAAGGCATCGCGCCTTGAGTGCGAAGCCGACCACATCACCCTACCCACCACAAGCGCCTCGCGCGCGGATCTCGCATGAACCACACACACGTTATCGGCCTCACAGGCCCCATGGGCAGCGGCAAAGACACCGTTGCCGACCTGCTGACCACGCACTGCCGCGCGCACAAGATAGCGTTTGCAGACGCACTCCGTGCGGAGATCGTTGACGCGTACTGCATCGAGCACATCTACCTCACGCGCCGCGAGACCAAAGAGCACCCGCTCAGCGCACTGGCCCTGGCGCGCTGCATTGACACCGCCTTCGTGGGCCGCATGCTGATCAACCACCAGCTGCAGCACAACGGCCAAGAGCTGGACCTGAACGCACCCCGCAGCCCGCGCCAGATCATGCAGTGGTGGGGCACCGAGTACCGGCGCGCAGCCCAGCCAGCCTACTGGGTCAGCAAGGCCGCGCAGCGCATCAGCTGGATGGCCAAGGCGCTCAACGCTCGACTGATCGTCATCACCGATGTGCGCTTTGAAGACGAAGCGAACCTCGTGCGCAAACTGGGCGGGCAGATCTGGCAGATCAAGCGCCCCGGGTGCGAGGTGGCAACCGGCTCGCACGTCAGCGAGGTCACAGGGGCCGCCTTCACCCCCAACCTCGTGATCAACAACAGCCACGACATGCGCCACCTGCAGCAGCTGGTGCTGGGCGGCTGGGCCGCAAAAGACTGGGGCCTGCCAGGCGTACGCGTTGAGGTGCCAGCATGAGCCGCCGCCGCATCTCCAAGGCCAGCGACAGCATCAGCCTGGCCAAGCCCAACATGACCGCAGTGCACCTGCAGCGCGGCCGCCCCACACCCCTGCGCACCGGCGGCCTGCATGACATCGGTGCCACCAACGTATCCGCCCACGGCAAGGTGCTGATCAGCCCAGTGCCCAACGCAGCCGAGCTGGCCGCCCGCCGCCAGAGCGAGCGCCTGGAGATCGCCAGCAACGACATGCCCGTGCGCAACAGCACCATGCGCGGCCCGGCCTACACCTGCCCCGAGCTGCGCACCAACCCACCCCGCCCCGGCAGCGCAGACGCCTTTCGCCTGCCCAGCCGCACCAGCTTCAACAAGGGATGACCACCATGGCCACCGACCAGCACGACACCTTCACCGCCACCCTGCCCGCCTCCGGCGCAGGCCCGCAGATGCGCATGGTGGAGATCGCCCTCATTGAAGAGAGCACCACCAACCCCCGCAAGACTTTTGACGCGGTCAAGCTGCAAGAGTTGGCCGATAGCATCAAGTCCAGCGGAGTGCACCAGCCCATCCTGCTGCGCCCCCTGCCCGGCCACCGCGTGCCCGAGACGTGGGGATGGCGCCGCCAGGGCGCACCCCTGCCCCAGTACGAACTGGTGGCCGGCGCCCGGCGCCTGCGCGCCTGCAAGCTCGCCAAGGTCACCGAAGTGCCCGCCATGATTCGCGAGCTGACAGACGCCCAGGCGCGAGAGATCCAGGTCATCGAGAACCTGCAGCGCGAAGACGTGACCGAGCTGGAGGAAGCCGAGGGCTACGAAGAGCTGATGCGCCAATGCAACCTCAAAGCCGACCAGGTCGGCGCCAAGATCGGCAAAAGCCGCAGCTACGTGTACGCCCGCCTCAAGGTGCTCGACCTGTGCCACCAAGGCCGCCAGGCCCTGCGCGAAGGCAAGATCGATTTCAGCCGCGGCCTGCTCATCGCCCGCATCCCCGACGAGGCCCTGCAGCTCAAGGCACTGCACTTCTGCACCGACCCCGACTGGCAGGGCGACATGCCCGGCTACCGCGAATGCGCAGCCTACGTGCAGCAAGAGTTCATGCTGCGGCTCGACAAAGCCCGCTTCAACATCGCCGACGCCACCCTAGTGCCCGACGCAGGCAGCTGCAAAGACTGCAGCAAGCGCACCGGCGCCAACCCCGACCTGTTTGCCGACGTGAAGAGTGCAGACGTGTGCACCAGCCCGCCCTGCTTTCACGCCAAGGAACAGGCCCACGCCGCACTGATGGTGGCCCAGGCCCAGGCCAAGGGCATCACTGTCATCGCGGGCAAAGAAGCGCAAGAGCTGATGATCGGCAGCTACCAGCCCAAGCTCAAAGGCTACAAGCGCCTGGACAGCGTGGAAGACAGCCCAACCGACCAACCCCTGCGCAAGATCATCGGCGCGCAGATGGAGGCCGAAGGCATCAAGCCCGTGCAGATCGAGCACGCTCGCAAGCCGGGCGAGCTGATCGATGCCCTGCCCAATGAAGTGGTGCTGCGCCTGCTCAAGACCGTAGAGGGCCAGGCACAGGCCACCAAAGAAGTGGCGGCCGAGGTCAAAGAATTTGCCGACAACAAAAAGGCCAAGAGCCTGGCCAAAGCCACAGCGCAGTACGAACAGGCGTGGCGCAACAAGCTCGTGGACCTGAGCTGGGTACAGATCGAGTGCGCCACGCCCCACAGCCAGTTCACCCGCGAAGTGCACCGCTACGTGGTGCAGCGCGAAGTCAACAGCCTGAGCCAGGACGACGCTGCAGTCGTGGCCGACATCTTGAACCTCGGCAAAGTGGCCCCGCACAGCGCCCTGCTCGACTACGCCAAGACCACCGCCTACCCCGACCAGCTGCACCTGCTGGTCATCATGCAACGCGACAGCGGCGCGAGCCACTACGCCCACAACCGCCCCAAAAACGAAGGCCTGATGCTGGTGGCAGGCATCGTGTTTGACGATGGCCTGGACACCCTCATCGAGCAACTGCAGGCCGAGGCACGCGAGCAATACCTGCCCAAACCCGTGAAAGTTGCGGCTCCGAAAGCCGCCTCTACCCCTGGCCCCGCTGCGCAAGCTGTACCTACGCGCGAGGGTGCCAAGGGCACAAAGACCAAGGGCAAAAACGCGCCCGCTGCGCAAGCCCGCGCTACCGCGCCCAAGACATCGAAGGCCGAAGCCAGCGCCCAGATCGCTGCGCAGCTGGCGGCGCTGGAGGAACAAGACCAGGCGCCTGCGGCGCAGGGCAACGAAGGCGCCCCCGCTCCTTCGGGCGGGGACGCATCCGCTACCCATGGCGAGGTCGGTGCAGGCGCAGAGACCGGGCCGGCAGTCGAAGCAGGCACGCTCGCCATCGGCGCCCGGGTCAAGGTCAAGCCCACCGCCAACGGCCCCAAGCAGGCCCCCCACGTCGGCAAGGTAGGCACCATCGAGCGCAAGGTAGGCCCCGACGCCTGGGACGTAGCCATCCCCCGCGAAAAGCGCTCCGTGCCCTTGTTCGTGGCCTTCCACTCGACTGAGCTGCAGGTGGTGGCATGAAAGAGCGCCCAATCCTTTTCAGCGCGCCGATGGTGCGCGCACTGCTGGCTGGCACCAAAACGCAGACGCGGCGGGTGGTGAAGCCAGCGCCTCAAATGATCACTGAAAACACCATCACAACCTGGGATGGGCCGCCTACTGCGCTGCAATATCAGCTTGAAAGAATGGGCAAGGGATGCCCCTACGGCCAGCCCGGCGACCGGCTTTGGGTTCGTGAGAGTTTGTTTCTCAGCAAGGAAACAGACCGCCACCACTACAGCGCGACCGGCCTCATTGGGTCAGCCGTTGATTACGAGGCAGAGCCGCCGCCATCGGTTGGTCTGCCTGCCCGGTCGATACCAAGCATCCACATGCCCCGCTGGGCCAGCCGCATCACCCTGGAAATCACCAGCGTGCGCGTGGAGCGGCTGCAGGACATCAGCTTTGCAGACGCCGCGGCCGAGGGCCTGCACTACACCAGCGAACGCCTTGACCGATGGAGCGCTGACGGCAGCTCATGGGTGGCGACACCGCAAAACGCCTACCGCGCGCTGTGGCAGGACATCAACGGCCCCGACAGCTGGGCCGCCAACCCGTGGGTGTGGGTCGTTGAGTTCCGGAGACTGAAGCCATGACCCACGGTCGCAAGAAACCCCGTGTCCCGCGCCCCATCAGCGCCAACCCGTTCCACACCGCCCGCATGCGCGCCACATGTCTCACGGCAGCCGAGATCGCCGAGGTCATGAACCCGATGCGCGCCTGCCTTAAAGCCGTGCGCGAGGGCGTGGCCAGCCAGGCCCAGTACGAGGTACTGCACTCCGGCATCCTCATCGCCGAGGCCATCGAGCACAGCGGCATCGTGCGCGGCCTGGCCGACCACATCACCAGCGCCCT